GAAGTACCTGAAGTCGCAGATGTTCCACTTGTACCTGAGGTTCCTGTAGTACCGCTAGTTCCTGTTGTTCCACTTGTACCAGCTGTTGCAGATGTTCCTGAAGTTGCAGATGTACCTGAAGTACCAGTTGTTCCTGAAGTTCCCGTTGTACCACTTGTTCCAGCAGTTGCCGAAGTACCTGAAGTCGCAGATGTCCCACTTGTTCCTGACGTTCCTGTAGTACCGCTAGTTCCTGTTGTTCCACTTGTACCATTTACACCAGATGTACCACTTGTTCCAGCAGTTGCAGATGTTCCTGAAGTTGCAGATGTCCCACTAGTTCCTGAAGTACCTGTTGTTCCTGACGTTGCAGATGTTCCACTTGTTCCTGACGTACCTGTAGTACCTGATGTACCAGCAGTTGCTGATGTTCCTGAAGTACCACTAGTTCCTGTTGTTCCTGAAGTACCACTAGTTGCAGATGTTCCTGAAGTTCCACTTGTACCCGTAGTTCCTGATGTACCAGCTGTTGCTGATGTTCCACTTGTTCCTGATGTACCCGTAGTTCCTGATGTACCTGTAGTTCCTGATGTACCTGTAGTTCCTGAAGTTCCAGCTGTTGCCGAAGTTCCTGACGTACCACTTGTTCCTGTAGTTCCTGATGTACCTGACGTTGCAGATGTTCCACTTGTTCCTGATGTACCCGTAGTTCCTGATGTTCCAGCTGTTGCTGAAGTTCCTGATGTACCGCTTGTGCCCGTAGTTCCTGAAGTTCCACTTGTAGCCGAAGTACCTGATGTACCACTTGTTCCTGTAGTTCCTGATGTACCACTAGTACCTGTTGTACCTGATGTACCACTAGTTGCAGAAGTACCACTTGTTCCTGAAGTTCCTGTAGTACCTGAAGTACCACTAGTTGCAGATGTACCACTTGTTCCCGATGTACCTGTAGTTCCTGATGTACCACTTGTAGCGGATGTTCCTGAAGTACCACTAGTTCCTGTTGTACCTGAAGTACCTGATGTTGCAGAAGTTCCTGACGTACCACTTGTTCCTGAAGTTCCTGTTGTACCTGAAGTTCCACTTGTTGCAGATGTTCCTGAAGTTCCTGATGTACCCGTAGTTCCTGATGTTCCTGCAGTTGCTGATGTACCTGAAGTTCCAGATGTACCACTTGTTCCTCTTGTACCAGAAGTTCCACTTGTTCCTGATGTTCCATTTGTGCCTGCCAGGGCCATTACTGCCCAACCACCATCAAAAGGATTATTGTCTATTTGTACTTGTAGAGATATGTAACTACTACCAAACAGTTCAACAACATCGTTAATCTGATATAAGGTTGAACCATTATAAGTTCCTCTCCAAGTAAAGGATGTACCTGAAGTTCCACTCGAACCACTCGTACCTCTAGTTCCACTTGTTCCTGATGTACCTGTAGTACCTGAAGTTGCGGATGTTCCACTAGTTCCTGAAGTACCTGTAGTTCCTGATGTTCCTGTTGTACCACTTGTTCCAGCAGTTGCTGATGTACCTGAGGTTGCTGAAGTACCTGAAGTACCACTAGTTCCTGTTGTTCCTGACGTACCTGTTGTACCGCTAGTTCCTGAAGTTGCAGATGTTCCTGAAGTTCCTGTTGTTCCACTTGTTCCTGTAGTTCCACTTGTTCCACTTGTTCCTGTAGTTCCACTTGTTCCTGAGGTTGCAGATGTTCCTGAAGTTCCGCTAGTTCCACTTGTACCTGATGTACCCGAAGTTGCAGATGTTCCACTTGTACCTGACGTTCCTGTTGTTCCACTTGTTCCTGTAGTTCCACTTGTACCTGAAGTTCCTGTTGTACCACTTGTTCCCGCAGTTGCGGATGTACCTGAAGTAGCAGATGTACCACTAGTTCCTGAAGTGCCTGCAGTACCTGTTGTACCACTTGTTCCAGCAGTTGCAGATGTTCCACTAGTTCCTGACGTTCCTGTTGTTCCTGACGTTCCTGTTGTTCCACTTGTTCCTGTAGTTCCACTTGTTCCTGATGTACCTGTTGTACCACTTGTTCCAGCGGTTGCTGAAGTTCCTGAAGTTGCAGATGTACCACTTGTTCCTGTAGTTCCACTAGTTCCTGATGTTCCTGATGTTCCTGATGTTCCTGTAGTTCCACTTGTACCTGAAGTTCCAGATGTACCTGTAGTTCCTGAAGTTCCACTTGTTGCAGATGTTCCTGAAGTTCCAGATGTACCTGTAGTACCTGAAGTACCACTAGTTCCACTTGAACCATTATTTCCTGATGTACCCGAAGTACCTGTTGTACCCGAAGTACCTGTTGTTCCTGAAGTACCTGTTGTTCCTGATGAACCGCTAGTACCACTTGTTCCACTTGTCCCTGAAGTACCTGTTGTTCCTGACGTACCTGAAGTCGCAGAGGTTCCACTTGTTCCTGATGTACCTGTTGTTCCTGAAGTTCCTGTTGAACCACTAGTTCCTGAAGTTCCTGTTGAACCACTAGTTCCTGAAGTTCCTGTCGTTCCTGATGTACCTGTTGTACCGCTTGTTCCTGTCGTACCTGAAGTACCATCTATTCCTGAAGTTCCACTTGAACCAGATGTACCTGTTGTACCGCTTGTTCCTGTAGTTCCTGATGTACCACTTGTTCCTGTAGTTCCTGATGTACCTGTTGTACCTGAAGTACCACTAGTTCCACTTGAACCTGATGTTCCTGTTGTACCTGAAGTACCACTAGTTCCCGTAGTTCCTGAAGTACCGCTTGTTGCTGATGTTCCTGAGGTTCCACTTGTTGCGGATGTACCCGAAGTACCACTTGTGCCTGATGTTCCACTAGTTCCTGTTGTACCGCTAGTTCCTGCAGTACCTGAAGTACCTGTTGTTCCTGAAGAACCACTTGTTCCTGAAGTACCTGTTGTTCCAGCAGTTCCTGATGTACCGTTTGTACCTGAAATACCCGAGGTTCCTGATTCACCTGACACACCTGATGTTCCTGAACTACCTGAAATACCATCTGTTCCACTTGTTCCTGAGGTACCTGATGTGCCACTTGTTCCTGATGTTCCTGAAGAACCTGATGTTCCGCTTGTTCCTGATGTTCCCGTTGTACCACTTGTTCCTGAAGTCCCTGTTGTACCTGAAGTACCTGAAGTACCCGAAGTACCACTAGTACCTGTTGAACCACTAGTTCCTGAAGTCCCTGTTGTACCACTTGTTCCCGAAGAACCTGCAGTACCCGCAGTAGCAGATGTTCCTGAAGAACCTGAGGTTCCTGTTGTACCGCTTGTTCCTGTTGTACCGCTTGTTCCTGATGTTCCTGTTGTACCTGAAGTACCACTAGTTCCTGAAGAACCTGAAGTCCCTGTTGTACCACTAGTACCTGAAGTCCCTGTTGTTCCTGAAGAACCTGATGTTCCACTAGTACCAGAAGTACCTGTTGTACCGCTTGAACCGCTTGTTCCTGAAGAACCTGATGTTCCGCTTGTTCCTGAAGTGCCTGTTGAACCACTTGTTCCTGATGTTCCTGAAGAACCACTTGTTCCTGATGTTCCTGAAGAACCTGAGGTACCGCTAGTTCCTGAAGAACCTGCAGTTCCAGCAGTTGCTGAAGTACCCGAAGAACCGCTTGTCCCTGAACTACCAGATGTTCCTGTTGTACCACTTGTACCTGAAGTACCACTTGTTCCGTCTATTCCTGATGTTCCTGAAGAACCACTTGTTCCTGTTGTACCTGAAGAACCTGATGTACCACTAGTTCCTGTTGTACCGCTAGTTCCTGAAGAACCCGAAGTACCTGTTGTACCTGAAGTTCCTGATGAACCTGATGAACCTGATGTACCACTTGTACCTGTAGTACCTGAAGAACCTGAAGAACCACTAGTTCCTGTTGTACCACTTGAGCCGCTAGTTCCTGAAGAACCACTTGTTCCTGTTGTACCACTTGTACCCGATGTACCTGTTGTACCACTAGTTCCGTCTATTCCTGATGTTCCTGAAGAACCACTTGTTCCGTCTATTCCTGATGTTCCTGAAGAACCACTTGTTCCTGTTGTACCTGAAGAACCTGATGTACCACTAGTTCCTGTTGTACCGCTAGTTCCTGAAGAACCCGAAGTACCTGTTGTACCTGAAGTTCCTGATGAACCTGATGAACCTGATGTACCACTTGTACCTGTAGTACCTGAAGAACCTGAAGAACCACTAGTTCCTGTTGTACCACTTGAGCCGCTAGTTCCTGAAGAACCACTTGTTCCTGTTGTACCACTTGTACCCGATGTACCTGTTGTACCACTAGTTCCGTCTATTCCTGATGTTCCTGAAGAACCACTTGTTCCGTCTATTCCTGATGTTCCTGAAGAACCACTTGTTCCTGTTGTACCACTTGAACCTGATGTTCCTGTAGAACCTGATGTTCCACTAGTCCCTGTTGTTCCTGAAGAACCACTAGTTCCTGTCGTACCGCTTGTTCCATCTATGCCTGATGTTCCTGAAGAACCGCTTGTACCTGTTGTACCTGAAGAACCACTTGTACCTGAAGTACCACTAGTTCCATCTATTCCTGATGTTCCTGAAGAACCACTTGTTCCTGAAGAACCGCTTGTTCCGTCTATTCCTGATGTTCCTGAAGAACCACTTGTTCCTGAAGTACCACTAGTTCCATCAGTACCTGAAGTACCATCTGTTCCGCTAGTTCCTGATGTTCCTGATGTTCCACTTGAACCTGATGTTCCTGATGTTCCACTTGAACCTGATGTTCCTGATGTTCCACTTGAACCTGATGTTCCTGAAGTACCATTTAATGTTGAGGCACTAATAGTGTGTAATTGTCCATTAGCGTCAATAGTAACCACCAAAGGGTCGACCGATTGGGTCAACCCTGAGATGAAAATTTCTCCTGCGCTTCCGAGTTTTATTCTTTTAATCCCATCCGTTGATAAAAATAATTCATCGTCAATCGAATAGAAAAAACCTTTATTAAGTGCCATATGTTATATAATTTGTACCCATCCACCTGATTTATAGATATATAATCCTTCGTCTCCGTCTGTTTGATATACTATTAAAGCCACATCAACTGCCGACATCGTTAGATTATTTCTCTGAGTTTCTGTTAATCTTGGGAACATGATTCCTCTTGTTCCAAATATTTCGAATATTGCGTTTACGGTTGTTCTTGTTGTTTGTCCTATTACTATCGTATTTCCTGTTCCTCCTGTTACCTCAGCAATTGGTGTTGTCGTATCTCCAATAGTATCTGTTGAAGTGAATTTAACAATTGTGTTAAGTGTTCCTCCTACTGCGACTGAGGTTCCTGAAGTACCTGTTGTACCTGAAGTTCCACTAGTACCTGTTGTTCCTGAAGTACCTGATGTTCCGCTAGTTCCTGTTGTTCCTGATGTTCCTGATGAACCACTAGTTCCGCTTGTACCCGTTGTACCTGAAGTACCTGATGAACCACTAGTTCCATCTGTACCTGAAGTTCCTGATGTACCACTTGTTCCTGAAGTACCATCTGTACCGCTAGTACCTGATGTTCCTGTTGTTCCTGATGTTCCTGATGAACCTGATGTTCCTGTTGTCCCTGAAGTACCACTAGTACCACTAGTACCACTAGTACCTGTTGTGCCACTTGAGCCGTCTGTTCCTGAAGTACCACTAGTTCCTGTTGTACCTGATGTTCCTGAAGTACCACTAGTACCTGTTGTACCACTTGAACCATCTGTTCCCGAAGTACCGCTAGTCCCTGTTGTACCTGAAGTACCATCTGTACCTGAAGTACCTGAAGTTCCACTTGTTCCTGATGTACCACTAGTTCCTGATGAACCACTAGTACCCGTTGTTCCTGAAGTTCCTGAAGTTCCTGATGAACCACTAGTTCCTGTTGTTCCTGAAGTTCCACTAGAACCACTTGTTCCTGAAGTACCACTTGAACCACTTGTTCCTGAGGTTCCTGAAGTTCCTGATGAACCACTTGTTCCTGTTGTACCATCCGTTCCTGAAGTTCCTGATGAACCGCTAGTACCTGATGAACCTGAAGTTCCCGTTGTACCTGAAGTTCCCGTTGTACCTGAGCTACCTGATGTTCCGCTAGTACCTGAAGTACCACTAGTTCCTGATGAACCTGAAGTACCACTAGTTCCTGATGAACCTGAAGTACCATCTGTTCCGCTAGTCCCTGATGAACCTGAAGTTCCGCTAGTTCCATCTGTACCACTTGTTCCGTCTGTTCCTGAAGTTCCTGATGAACCTGAAGTTCCTGAAGTTCCTGAAGTACCGTCTATACCACTAGTACCTGATGTACCATCTATACCACTAGTACCTGAAGTACCATCTATTCCGCTTGTTCCTGAAGTACCATCTAAACCTGATGTACCGCTAGTTCCTGATGTTCCTGATGTTCCTGAAGTTCCGTCTATTCCTGAAGTTCCGCTAGTTCCTGATGTTCCATCTATTCCGCTAGTTCCTGATGTTCCATCTATTCCACTAGTTCCTGATGTTCCATCTATTCCACTAGTTCCTGATGTTCCATCTATTCCTGAAGTTCCATCTGTACCGCTAGTCCCTGAAGTACCGTCTGTTCCGCTAGTTCCTGAAGTTCCATCTGTACCGCTAGTTCCTGAAGTTCCCGAAGTTCCTGTTGTTCCACTTGAACCTGAGGTCCCTGTTGTTCCCGAAGTTCCTGTTGTTCCCGAAGTTCCTGAAGTACCACTTGTTCCGTTAACCCCACTTAATCCTGAAGTACCTGATGTTCCATCAGTTCCGCTAGTACCATCTGTACCCGATGTTCCATCTATTCCACTAGTTCCTGAAGTACCGTCTGTTCCGCTAGTTCCATCTGTACCTGAAGTACCGTCTGTTCCGCTAGTTCCGTCTATTCCTGAAGTACCGCTAGTACCATCTGTACCCGATGTTCCATCTATTCCACTAGTTCCTGAAGTACCGTCTGTTCCTGAAGTACCATCTGTACCTGAAGTACCGTCTGTTCCGCTAGTTCCGTCTATTCCTGAAGTTCCTGATGAACCTGAAGTACCACTTGTTCCATCTATTCCTGATGTACCTGAAGTACCGTCTGTTCCTGAAGTACCATCTGTTCCGCTAGTTCCATCTATTCCTGAAGTACCGCTAGTTCCTGATGTACCTGAAGTACCGTCTGTTCCTGAAGTACCATCTGTTCCGCTAGTTCCATCTATTCCTGAAGTACCGCTAGTTCCTGTTGTACCACTTGTTCCGTCAGTACCTGAAGTACCATCTGTTCCGCTAGTTCCATCTATTCCTGAAGTACCGCTAGTTCCTGTTGTACCACTTGTTCCGTCAGTACCTGAAGTACCATCTGTTCCGCTAGTTCCATCTATTCCTGAAGTTCCACTTGTTCCGTCAGTACCTGAAGTACCATCTGTTCCACTAGTACCATCTATTCCTGAAGTACCTGATGTACCATCTGTTCCACTTGTTCCGTCAGTACCTGATGTACCATCTATTCCTGAAGTACCACTAGTTCCTGTTGAACCTGAAGTTCCGTCTATACCTGAAGTACCGCTAGTACCTGATGTACCATCTATTCCTGAAGTACCACTAGTTCCTGTTGTACCTGATGAACCTGAAGTTCCACTAGTTCCTGATGTACCTGATGTTCCTGATGTTCCACTTGAACCTCGTGCTCCTACAAGACAAAGTGTAACTCCTGCCTGTGTTTTATAACCAGGATTTTGAGAATATGTAATAACCGCGACTAAAGCTCCTGTTGAAGCGGTATAACCGCTAATTAAAATATCTTCTATAATATTATCAGGTGCATATACACTTAATGTTTGTCCTGGTGCCCATGACATATTTGGATACGAAGGTCCATTGTAGGGCTGTCCTACCGATTGAAAATAATAATCACCAGCTAAGAATGGTGTACAAATTAAAGGTGATGTTCCTGATGTACCACTAGTTCCTGAAGTACCGCTAGTACCTGTTGAACCTGAAGTACCACTTGTTCCGTCTATACCTGATGTACCTGAAGTTCCACTAGTTCCATCTATTCCTGAAGTACCGCTAGTTCCTGTTGTTCCTGATGAACCGCTAGTTCCTGTTGTTCCTGATGAACCGCTAGTTCCTGAAGTACCCGTTGTTCCTGATGAACCGCTAGTTCCTGAAGTACCACTTGTTCCGTCAGTACCTGAAGTGCCATCTATTCCTGAAGTTCCGCTTGTTCCTGTTGTACCTGAAGTACCGTCTGTTCCACTTGTTCCGTCAGTACCTGAAGTGCCATCTATTCCTGAAGTACCACTAGTTCCTGTTGTACCTGAAGTACCATCTATTCCACTTGTTCCATCTATTCCTGAAGTACCGCTTGTTCCTGTTGTACCTGAAGTTCCATCTGTACCTGAAGTACCATCCGTACCGCTAGTTCCGTCTGTACCGCTAGTTCCGTCTGTACCCGAAGTACCATCTATTCCTGAAGTACCTGAAGTTCCGCTAGTTCCTGTTGTTCCACTTGTTCCGTCAGTACCTGATGTACCATCTGTTCCACTAGTACCATCTATTCCTGAAGTACCGCTAGTTCCTGTTGTACCTGAAGTACCATCCGTACCGCTAGTTCCGTCAGTACCTGAAGTACCATCTGTTCCACTTGTTCCGTCAGTACCTGATGTACCATCTATTCCTGAAGTACCACTAGTTCCTGTTGTACCTGATGAACCTGAAGTTCCTGAGGTACCATCTGTTCCACTAGTTCCGTCTATTCCTGAAGTACCTGATGTACCACTTGTACCTGAAGTACCATCTGTTCCACTAGTTCCGTCTATTCCTGAAGTACCTGATGTACCACTTGTACCTGAAGTACCATCTGTTCCACTAGTACCATCTATTCCTGAAGTACCGCTAGTTCCTGTTGTACCTGAAGTACCATCTGTTCCACTAGTTCCGTCTATTCCTGAAGTACCTGATGTACCACTTGTACCTGAAGTACCATCTGTTCCACTAGTACCATCTATTCCTGAAGTACCGCTAGTTCCTGTTGTACCTGAAGTACCATCTGTTCCACTAGTACCATCTATTCCTGAAGTACCGCTAGTTCCTGTTGTTCCACTAGTTCCATCTATTCCTGAAGTACCGCTAGTTCCTGTTGTACCTGATGTACCATCTGTTCCACTAGTTCCATCTATTCCTGAAGTTCCACTAGTTCCTGTTGTTCCTGATGTACCATCTGTTCCACTAGTTCCATCTATTCCTGAAGTTCCACTAGTTCCTGTTGTTCCTGATGTACCATCTGTTCCACTTGTTCCGTCAGTACCTGAAGTACCATCTGTTCCACTAGTTCCATCTATTCCTGAAGTTCCACTAGTTCCTGTTGTTCCTGATGTACCATCTGTTCCACTTGTTCCGTCAGTACCTGATGTACCATCTGTTCCACTAGTACCATCTATTCCTGAAGTTCCACTAGTTCCTGTTGTTCCTGATGAACCTGAAGTTCCTGAGGTACCATCTGTTCCACTAGTTCCGTCTATTCCTGAAGTACCTGATGTACCACTTGTACCTGAGGTTCCTCCTGTTATTGTTACGGTAATATTTCCACCACCATCGTTTGTTACTGTTGCACCATTAAATGTTATTCCTGATACAGGGTCAACTGTCGTAATTCCGTCACCAACCGATAAGGCTGAACCAGAACCTGAAGTAATTCCTGTTATAACAACACTACCTCCACCACTATTATTAAGAGTTAAACTTGAAGTTCCACTATCATAAGTTCCACCAGTAACACTACTGTTGAACCCTGAAATTGATACTGTACCTCCTGTACTATTATATAAATCTAAAGTTGAAGTTGCTGAGTAATAAGTACCACCTGTGATGGCCTCATTATCTCCATGGAATATTCTCCATCTTGCATCTAAGTAAGTCGCTCCATCAATACCTTCAATTGTAGAACCTGTCCATGCATTCATAAGAGCAGTACCACCTGCTCCGACATTAACAACTTGATAACCGTATTCTAATTCGGTAACGTCATTATCAGCAACCGCAATGTTCCAAAGTGACGAATAATTAGGTATTTGAAATTGATATGTTTCCTGAGTTTCTTGGACAAATACCAACATACCCAATCTTCTTCTACCCGAAGAAATACCATCATTATACAAGTTTAATTGGTTAATTACTGGCGGATTAAATGGAACGTAACCCCCACATATGAAACTGATTGGAATGGTATTACCTGTAAAGACTACCTCCCCACCTCCATCATATATATCGGTAGGAATAGTCCAATTTAAGTCAGATAGGTTCCATACTTCCATGTACCCACCTACCATGTCGACACTAAATGATACTCCCGTATTACTTATTCTATCAACGGAAAAAGGTCCATTAACAAAAGTATCTGAGGTTGGATTTTTATAATTGAAACTCATTTTATATTATCTTTTTTTTTATTTATATAATTTATCTTAATAATTTTATTTTTATACTAACGTTCCTCCTTGTAAGAAGTTTGGTAGTGAACTTATAGGTAATTGGAACGACGTACCATTGTACGTTGAATACATTCTATATGTTCCAGCTGGCATGTTAGTGCTTCCTGAATAGTTAACTATTAAACTATTATAAGTTGTATTCATATTTCTTGAAATCATCGAACCTGATGATGTTCCGTTTTTAACTTGTGAATATTTCAATCCATTAGTTGCTCCAGTTGAAGCGAAAATTATAACCCAACTTGTTGCTGAGAATGCTCCTGTTGGGATTCTAGTTGTTTGGAATTTGTAAGCTTCAATTGGATTACCAAATGCGTCATTACCTCCTGATACTGTTGAAATTGGTGCCGTAATAATTGCTGGTTCATAAACTCCCCATCCTGAGTAACTAATAAATGCATTCATTTGAGTATCAAATGATGCCTGTGTTGTTGACGGTACTGAGAATCCAGCAACGTTAAATCCTCTAAATTGAGGTGTTATCGCTCCTTGATTACCTTGCATCCAAGTACTTAAATTGTTTCTAGAAGCAACATCACCTTGGTCCATAAAGATGTAAGCGAATAACGGAGCATTTGTTGGTGTAGGTGTTGGTGTACTTGTTGAAGTTGTTGTTACCGTTGGTGTATTTGTTTGTGTTACCGTTGGTGTATTTGTTGGTGTTTCAGTTGGTGTTGAAGTTACAGTTGCAGTGTTAGTCGGAGTAGGTGTCATAGTAGCTGTTGCAGTTGCCGTTGCGGTAACTGTCGCAGTGTTAGTTGGTGTAGGTGTAGCCGTTGCCGTCTCAGTTGGAGTCGGTGTTAACGTCGCAGTTGCGGTTGGTGTTGATGTTAAAGTTGTTGTTGGTGTACTTGTAACTGTTGGAGTTTGAGTTGGTGTTTCAGTAGGAGTACTTGTTGGTGTTTCACTTGGAGTTTGAGTCGGAGTTTCTGTGTTAGTTGGTGTTACTGTAGGTGTTGAAGTCTCAGTATTTGTAGGCGTATTTGTAGGAGTCTCTGTTGGAGTTGATGTCGGAGTTTCTGTATTAGTTGGTGTTACACTTGCAGTATTAGTTGGTGTATTAGTTGGTGTTTCACTCGGAGTATTAGTTGGTGTATTAGTTGGAGTTGAAGTTACTGTTTGTGTATTAGTTGGTGTTACCGTTGAAGTGTTAGTTGTAGTTACAGTTGGAGTATTTGTTGGTGTTTCACTTGGTGTGTTTGTTGGAGTTTCTGTTGGCGTAGGACTAGCTCCTATTGTAGGAGTTGGACTTGGCGTATTTGTTGGTGTTGGAGTATTAGTTGCAGTCTCTGTCGGAGTCGGCGTATTGGTCGCAGTCTGTGACGGAGTTGGCGTTAATGTTGCCCCTGGAGTTATTGATGGAGTAGGTGTTGGTGTAGGTGTAGTACAATCTAAGGTTATTACTACCCCGTTGAACATATCTGTTCTTGTATAACCTGAACCAATTAAAGATGTGTTGACGTAAATACTAAATGGACCTAACGCATTTGAGTTAGAAGCTAGTCTTACTATGTAAGTTGTACATGCGCTTACACTAAGTTGTTCTGTTACTGTAGTATCATTACAACCAGGTGCATTATTTACGACTAAAATATTATAAAGTGCCATCCGCGGATTTTATTTAATAAATACCGCAAGTATTCTATTTCCCTACTATTAATCTTAAAAATAATAAAATGATTCTTTTTTTTTTAATTATGGATTAGCAGCTTGGGTCTGATAAACTTAAATCATTAATAAAACAACTCGGGTCGGCTAAACTAACTCCAAAAACACAAGAAGAATTTTGAATGTCTATGTTAACAACACAGCTTTCCATCTGAATTGTAATTTGGAATGTACATCCAAAAGTACATTGAAGTATTTTAAAAACTTGACATCCATTCGCATCGACCAACAAAAGCATTATTTCAGGTGCAGTTTCAAAAATTGAAGGAATTACCGTGTTATAATAGACTGTTGGTGGAACTGTTGTTCCTGTTGCAATCGTACCTAATAACGATTGATTATTTCCATAAACATCCGCTATATAAACATTAATTGGATTCGTTCCTCCTGATATGTCCGTTATTCTTACTTGTGTCATGATAAGCACATTATGTCATAAACTATAACTAAGTCGATTATAATTTCTTGTCCTTGTAGAGAAGTATTATTTCTGCTTGTTTCAATAGTTATTTGGTTATTTAATTGGTCGATAGTTACATTACCAATGCCAGGAATACTCAACAATAAAGATTTAATAGTATTATACCATAAATTATCACTTGGCGCTTGAACTAACGATGTTGAAGTAAAGAATGGTTGACTTACAACTGTTCCTGCAGGATTTACAGATACTTTAGCGGTATAGACCGCATTAACTAACGCGCATTCTGTGTTACCTGTCGTTAAATCATAGAATCCTTCATTTAACATTTGCAACATACCAAATTTAGTTGGAGATGATATGTTGAAGACTTCGGCTCCCATTACATATGATTGATATGACGCGTAATTTTTGTAACAATTAATATTTGTTGACCTTGTTAATGAACATCCATTACTATCTACGACAGTTAAACTATATGTTCCCGCAGTTAATCCTGTTACTTGAATTTGTTGTGGTTCATTGGCAATATTGTCCGACCAATTAAAATTAAATGGTGGTTCTCCTGATGAAATAAATGCAGTTATTTGTCCGTTACTTCCACTACCACAAGAAGTACTATATAATGAGAAGTCTAAACGTTGGCTAAATGGAATAGATACTGTTTGAGTTTGAACACAACCGTCAGAATCTGTTACTGTAACCGTATGAGGCCCTGCAGATAAATTATTAAATGTTACCGCACTTAAATTTGTATCAAGAACATTATATAACCCATCAACAGAATAGTCTAATGGCATAGTTCCTCCCGTTGTTGAATATATTGTGATTAGTCCATTATTTTGATTACAACTTGTTGAAGTTACATCTGTTGAAATTGTAAATTTGTTTTCAGTAATAATTGTTACTTCTTGCATATATGAGCAACCCGTTGAATCTGAAACCGCAACAGTATATGTACCAGTTGATAATCCATTAAAAACATAAGTTGTTTGTGAGGTATTAATATTTGTTTGAGCTCCGTTTGGAGATATTAATGTGTAAGTATATGGTGTTGACCCTCCAACCACTGATATTTGAATCAATCCGTTTGTGCTTGAACATGTTGAATTTTGGTTACTTACTAATACAGATGTTATACCACCTGGAGTTTGTAATGTTGTCCCCGCAAATAATTGACAAAACGCGGCGTCAGTAACTTGGAAATTGTAATCTCCAGCGGTTAACCCTGATAAACTATACGTTCTTGAATAAGATACTAAAACATTACCTGTTGACGCAGAATAATAAAATGGCGCGGTTCCTCCTGTAATCGTCAAATTAATTACCCCATTATTTTGAAAACAACCTGGTGATGTCGATGTAATAATACCTAAACCTATTTGATTAACATTTGTAACGGAACCTTCAGCAGATTTTGTACATCCATATGCATCGGTTACAGCAACTGAATAACTACCCGAAGTTAAACCTGTAATTGTACTACCTGTTTGTCCATTACTCCATAGGTATGAAAAAGGAGCTTGTCCTGTTTGACCTGTTACTGTAATTTTACCTATTGGAGTTCCACCGCAACTTGAATTTGGCACAACATACAATCCAAAATCAAATGCTGTTGATGTATCAATAATAAAACTTTGAGTTTCACCTGAACATCCACCCAAATCTTCTGCAACCATATAATAGGAACCATAGTCTATATTACCAAAAATAATTTCTGAAGTATTAGTTATCGCAGATTGAATTAAAGTATTACTCATGTCATACAAATAAAAATTTGTTGACGAATATAATGATGTTGATGTTCCTGTTACAGAGCCGTTCGCAAAATCACATGTAGTATCTTGTACACCTAAAATTGACGCACAAACACCACTTGAGACTGGTATGTTTATGTAAAATTCTTGGTTTGTTGGTAATGTAGAATCATTAACTCTTACAACATATGTGTCAGCAGATAAATTGTATCTAGACGAATATAAGACTGCGGTATCTTGACCTAAGTTAGGGCTTGTCCATTGGACAGTATATGGCTCGGTTCCTCCTGTTGGTACTATGGTGATAGCACCAGTGTTTTGGGATTGACAATCCCCCGTAATCTGTAATATATAATTAAATGCTGCCATTAAATGGTACTACAATTTATACTAATGTTTATTCCTGAATTTAAAGACAATGTTTCTTTAATATTTCTTTCAGTACAAGTTAGACTTGTTATTGTTAACATATTACCATTTAGGTAATAAGTGTACCCATATTTGTACAATTCAGGTAGATATTGGATAAGGGCATTTCTCCAAGCTCTATTTGTCGGTACGTCAGTTAATCCATATCCAGTATAAAATGGTTCTTGTATAATAACATCCCCACCAATTGTTAAATTAACATACCAATTAGACTGTACTGAATTTTGAACACATTGATTTAATGTTAACCCACTTGATGCCAACATACTATTCAATCTATTAGATAAAATACTACTAAAATTACTTACCGCAACATCACCGTTTAACCACGGATAAATGTTAAAGTCTGTATATTCTGTTGCACAGGTATAATCAAAAATATTTGAGATTATATAACATGGGTCAACAGGTACAGGTATGAATTGACATCCTCTTTGTCTTCTATAAACAAATTTTTGTTTATGTAAAACTGAATTCTCCATCTTAACACCCGTATTCCAAATTGTTGTTGCAGGAATCATTTGTTCCGCCAACTTCATCCAATAAGGACCTATACCATTTACATAATCAATTAGTTTTTGATAAGTGTATTTGTTATTTGGTATCCCCATTTTTTCTTCAGACTCAATATATTTCCACCAAATAGATTGTAATGTCGGATATCCTCCTGTTTTACCATCTGTGATGTATTGTCTGTTTCTAACATTAATCATATTCTGCCAAAATGTTTGGGAGAATTCAAAAAATGTTTTTTTCTTTGGCTCGGGATTAACGTATGTCCAATCCACTCCACCAGGTACAGGATATCCCACAGTTAAACCTGACTCAGGAAACGGATAATCATATCTTCTTGATTCATCCCAAACGTCATATACAAGACCTTGTGCAGGATTCAAGAATAAATCAACGTTCTTAACGTTTAGAACTAACTTTTCATTATCAACATAATAGTAAGCGTTGTAATCAGCGTTTATTGAAACTCTGATTCTATTATCACTCGCTAACCATGATTTGTTATTATCAACAACTTGAGTTAATTTAAATCCTTCAGTCATGTATGGAAAGTCTCTAAATCTATTTAAATATGGCTGTCCGTATGAGAATGGTGTAAGTTGGGTTTGAATATTATAGTTTTGACCTGTGTATACATTTCCTGTAATTTGTACTTGGTCAGGGCTTCTATGTTGTGGCGTAACCTCATACCATCCCGCACCTAATTGGAAGAAATAATCTTCAGTATTAAGAGGAGCTTTGGGAAATCCTAAATCATCAATTGGGTAATCGACTAACTTAATGTTAACATCGGTATATGTCGCAACAGAGGTAAATGCACTATAAAAATAACCTTTAATTTTATATGTTTGTCCTGGCAAATATGCTGGCGTATCTTGAACATAAGTACCTCCCGAAATAGATGCCCATTGTACATAAAATTGGTCTAAATTAATTTTTTGGTCAGCAAGATAAATGTGTTCATTAAATTCGACTAATGATTCTGGCGCCCCAATCAATCTCATCATAAATTCAACAGACCTTCTTGTTCCTTTAGATTTGAATAGGTATGCCGCATTTAAAATCAAATTTCTATAAAACGCGTAATTTAATTCTGTTGGTGTTAAAGCTCTCGCATAACCAGGATAAGTTGGTGTATTTGTATTTCCAAAAACAGAACTTAAAAAGTCTTCATTTGTTATTGGTGAAAAATTTGAAGAATACCCTAACGTTCTTGCAAGGTTAACTAACAATTCAGATGGAATATCATTTTCAGGATTATAATTAACTGAATTCATGTAAGCTAACGCATCGATGAATTGTTTTACTTGGTCAAAACTTCTACCATATATTTGAAATATTTTTTCAACCTTTTGTCCTCTTGTGTCAAATTCTTTTAATGAATCAGAAGTTAAAAATCTTGATATTAGATTTGTTTTAAATGAATCTAAATTCTTACCTATCTCCTCTAATTTACTTAAATAATCATCAAACAAAAAAGACCTAATATCTAAATTCCAATTACCGTCTAACGGCCAAGTAACTTGTTGATAGTCGGTATAAAATTGTCCGTCCTCATTTTGTTGAGGTACTTGGAATATGGCAGTGTAAGGAGGTCTTATTAAACGATTTAATAAGAATTTTTCAACCTCGTCAAAGTTTTCCGCAAATATCTTATCTGTAATAAAATCGTTTGGTCTTATTTGGTATTGTTGGTTAATTGTAGACGCTGTAGTTCCAAATGGTGCTCCTGATACATAGAATTGAATATAACCCGATGTTAGGGTGTCTGATGGGCTAAATGACACTACATTGTATATGTTGTCATTAATACTAACGCAATAGTCTAAATAAGTGTTGTATAAATTTCTATATGGTGATTGTAATATTTCACTTGCCGATAAGTTTGTTGACGCACTTATAGAGTAATCAATTCCAAACGGGTTGTTAATTCTATCAACATAAACTTTAAAATATGTTTCATCTGTTGTTGAGTCGTATTGAATATCAACCGCAGTTGGACCTGTTGTAAAATCTAAGTTGGTGTACATTATATCCAAAGACGCAGGAAATTGATGAATAATATGTGTTACAGATACTTGAAATCTTTTACTTAATGACCCATACATTGAGAAATTAAGAACTTGAGAAACATCGTAGTTTGGATACACTCTAAACTGAGTTGCCATGATTCTACGGCTTTCAGTTAAGTCTTCAATGTTCAACGAATCTAAACTAATAGGTTCTGAAAACGCCCCAACATTAAAAGTTCTATTAACCTTCTCAACAACTGATGTTGTAAACTCAAAGTTACCTTGCGTAAGTCCGCCACCCTCAACTGTTTGTAATCCTACAATGTTGTCAGAAAAGGTTGCTGCTCCACTACCAGGTCTTGGAGGGTAAAAGTATTTCGTAGTCTTTTGCGTTATCGCCATTAGCTAGTTATGTTTGTAAAGTTTTTACTGAAATCAATATTATCGTTTCTATTCTGTCTAACCTCATATAACAATGCGTTAAATTGGTCTCTAATCTCATACAAGTTGTATTGTCTGTAGATATTGTTTTGACTGTCATAGATTGTATAGATACCATCATCAATAGATTTAGTTTGATTACCGTAAAGGGCAATTGCAAGAGATGAAATATCGTATTCTACCATTTCGACTTCCAAACTAATTGGGTTGAAGAAAGTATTGGTAATAATAATATCTTGGTCAGGCTGTCCAATATATGGAGTAGCGTTTGGTTTGTTTGTTGGTGAAGATGACGGTGATAGTGTTAGGAAAATAAGGTTTGAGTCTCCATCAACGTATCTATATCTGATAGACTTTTGAGAAGTATTAACTTCGTTTGTAACAACTGGTTCACAATAAAAACTTGAAGTAACAACTCTAAAGAAGTTAGGTATTTTTGAACCATCGTTATTTAGATATTCAATTCTAAATCCAACAAGTCCTTGGGGAACAAATTTGTTTTGATATTGTGTTGGAACATTACTTATGTCAATCACAAGTCCTTTAACATTTGGTAATGCACTTAGAACACCGCAATCCGTAATAACTGTTCTTATTTGGGCTGGTCTTAAATAAAGAGTATAGATACCTAATGCGTTGAATTGGTTTGCAGGTAATGTTAAGTTATATAATCCACCTAAAACCTCAACCCCCGCGTTTCCACCTGTTTCAGTATTAGCAAAGTAAGGTTTAAGTATAGTAGGTGCATCCAACTTCGTTAGCACGAATTGGTCTGTCACATCCCTTGTTGGAGTGTAGTTCATGATTATCTCAACATCTTGTGGTGAAACATCACTGGGTCTTATTGTACCGTATGAGCCTATTGCCATGTTCTCTTATTTAATTTATAAATAGTTTAGTTCTTTTTTTCAATTAAGTTCTTTTCTTATTCTCGACATTAAAAAATCCGTAACCGTAATTAATCATGTCTCCTAAGTTATCAACCTCACCTAATCTTAGTACTCTTTCATAAGCACTGTTCTTTCCTCTTTCAACAAATACATCCGTTTGTACTTGAGCTTGGTCCACAACTTTCAATAAAACCTCATCTTTTGTTATTGGACTTGCTTGTAAATTATTCTCAGTTAATCCTGATGATTGTTGAAAAAATATTGTAGTTCCGTCACTGTAGTCATAATAGTTGACTTCTGTAATAGTGTAAGCAGTATACACCGAATTGATATCAGAAATTGCTCCCCATATTTGCCCGTTCGCAATTACAGGAACTCCGACTTGGAATTTTGGTGAACCGTATTGTGCTAATTCATTTATTCTCGACTTAGTTAATCCCGATACTGTAAATGGTATTGTAACATAATTGTTAGAGGTTTGTGCCGAAACAACGTTAACCGCATCCCCTGAAAATATGTAATCATAAGACACTGGTGTTCCAATCCAATTTCCTGAAGAAGGAGTGAAGTAAGCAGTTCCTTTAGGATTATAAATTGTTGGGTTAGTGAATGGTGTTTTAATTGTTTTTGACACTCTTGTTACTCCCCATGGATTAGTTTGTTCCATAGTGATAGTATACTCATTGCTAGCGGAAGCGTATGTGTGTCTTATTGAAGTGGGTGTATATCCTGTAATAATTTCTTTTGGTGTACCATCACCCCAATCTATTCTATATGCCGATAAATCCAAAAACTTTTGAAATTGGTTTGAGGTGTTATATACGTTATAAACATAAGGGTTAGTAGTAGTTGAAGAAAATATGAAATTCACAACCACGTCTTTTTGTAATACTGCGCCATCAAATGGGCTATAGTAACCAGCATCTACTGCTGTTTGTCTCAATAGAATTGGTACCGTTAAGTTAGTTAATAATGAAGTACCATAAGGACCTGAGCTAACAACCGCAGTCATTGCCGAATAAACGCCCACAGGTGTCCCATTGTAATTAACAATAGATAAATCTCTTTTTACGTTTTCTGGTGATACCGTTATTTTATATAAATCTTGCGCCATTATTGTGGTGGATTAACATATTCGTACCATTTTATGGGTATATTTGTTCCCATCCTTTGACCATAAGTATTAAACACTTGATAGGTTTGTGTTGGGTAATCCAACTTAACCGTGTAGTAGAAATACTGAGTACTATCAAAAGCATATTTGTTATCGGGTAAATAAACTTGAGGTCCGTTTGTTTGGTCTGAAGGATTGGTTCCTCTACCCGTCATCATTTTAGTAAACTTACCTGTCTTGGCGTTATAGAATTTAGCGCTCATATAAAAAGTACTAACATCTAAAAAAGTTCTTTTCTTCAACCAATAAATGAAAAACCCTTCTTTATCTCCAACATAGTCTAACACAAACTTTGGTTTCTTAATATTAACCAATGTTCTTTGCATTTGAGTTTCCATTGTTAACCCTTGTTGGGTTGGTAAAATTATTGTCAAATAATTTGTTTGAGCTTTCTCATCAGGTGTGTCATAAAAATCCAATTTAAAAAATGAATTACTAAAATTGTTTTCGTAGTAATACACTTCTTGTGGTGTAAATCCTTCTCCTAAATAATTAATTCTCCAATTATTAATATCGTTTAATGAACCTCCAGAATAAAAATAAAACTCATAATTAATCTCCGTATTATTGGTTGTACCAGTTGCAGGTAAATGGTCAAATCTTGAAACTTCAAAATCTCTACCCACACCAATTACCTCAGTAATGATGTCTTGCTCATATTCCTCAATAGCCATGTCCAAACCTAAATAATCCCATTGAAGTTCAACAGGTATATTGATTTGTTTGTTGGTTAGCTCGTCTTGTCTTATTACTACTTTATTCACAATTATCAATTAATGGTTTGAATGAAAAATCAAATCCTGTTAGATTATCATTATAGTTTATACCTTCAGGTATCAGTCTAAAGTTAATATCTGCGTAAGGATAATGTGCCGTGTTTATATACGGATAATCTACACCTCTACCAAAATTATCTTTAAACCCATAAGTATATAGGTCTCTCCATCTAAATTGTTGGTCTGTCATTGAGTAGAACGACCACTCAGGCACTTGGTCTATAAAAGCAACTCCTCCAGTTTCAACATAATCTGAGAATACTTTGATAGTCATTTTATTATGTGGTTTGTAATAATATCCTGGCGCGTTAGTTGTGGCAACGGTTGTTGTTTGAAACACCGTTTGATTGAACTTTAGCTTGTGGTAGTATGGTGATACAACTCTCTCAACTTGCTCATAATCATTCCACTCACAAAAATCACCATCCATAATGTCTCCCTTCTGTAAGTCGAGATTATAATAGAATGTTTTAGTTTCTCCATTTGTTAAAGTGTAAGCCGAAACGGGTATGTTTGTGTTAGATTTCTGATTACTTAAATTCCACCATGGATTTGTTGTTTTTGATAAATTAAATTCCCATCCTTGTTTTAATCCAACACCGTTTTGTGGGCTATTGAAATATCCCGAGTAACCTTTATTTACTATTGTAAAATATATTTCACTAATAGGTCTTTTTTGATTGTCTTTTAATCCCGCAAAATCCAAATCATAATTTGATGTGGCGTTGTAAGTATTACTACTTGTCTTTTGAGAGATTCTTGTAAGATTGTTTGGTGTAATTGAACTATACTCTAACTTTCTTTCTTCGTTAAATACATTTTTTTCAAATCCTGCTTTAACCATGTCGATATCAGTCAAGTTTGTTAAAACTTTATTCTGTTTTACATAATATTTTGACGTAGTCTCAGTTAAATTATCAGGGTTAATTACTCGTCTGAATGTACCAATCGTATTATTACTAAATGTTGTACCTGTGTATCCTATATTCAAGACGTTAAACACGTATTCGTCACTACCAAATAATCCATTACCAATAGAATAAACTTGGAATATATTTGAATTTCTATACGTCAGTGATAACTCAACATACTCACCTTCAGTTAATCCGTGTGGGGCAATACAGTTAAACGCAATTAAACCATTTCCATTATTTGTTGAATTTAAAATAGAAAATGGTATTCCTTGACTCGCTTTCCAATTAACCGCATTTGTACTTGTTGAATAATACGTTAATTCTTTATCGTAATTATTTTCGTAAGGATATGTTAAGTAATATGTCCAATTGTAAGTGTACGCACTTTTTGATTTGTAAACAAAGTGTTGGTCTGAAACATCTGGTCTAAAAAAATCAAACTCATAGTATTGTGGGAACCCAGGCCATTTACCTCCTCCACCATTTTGAGAACTTGATTTTGAATTCTCAGGACTTGTGTAGTAAAGATTGTATTGAAATGGTAAGTACCCTGTAGTACCTGTATAAGTGTTTGCATAAAGATACGTTACTTTAAACGTTGGTCTAAAGATTGTACACCTTTGTCTTTCATCATCATATACTTGAGCAAGACTAATTGTGGTACTCCTATCATACTCGGTTATTTGCTGACTTTGCTCTTCAAGAGTTATGTCTATTTCTTCATCAACCGATGGAGCTCCCTTATACCTTAAATTACTTGGAACTATTGTATACTTACTCATCTATTGAATATTTTGTTTTAAATCTATCTAACGCAGATTGTCCTTTAACCACACCAAAATAAAATTGGAATGGTGCTCCGACTAAAAATCTTGTTGATTTTTGTGGTGTTGAAATATATCGTCCTCCCACGGTTGGGTAATTTGTTACATCACCATCCACACTATATATGTATCCTCTTGCAGTTAAGTCATTTGCCGTTGAGGTTCCGTTTAAATAATATTTAGTATTAGTCGCAGCTCTATCTAAAGATTGATAGTTATTTTGAATAATATCTGAAGGAGTTGTTGCCCAATTATTTTTTTGGTTTCCAAAAATAGTACTACTACCTGGGTCTAATTTCCATTGGTAAAATGGAACTAATTGTGACTTAACACCATAAGCAAATGGGAAATAACCATTGTTGTTTGTTCCTCTAAAATCAATTCTACCAGGAGTTAAATAATCTTTAGTTTGAAGGTCTTGAGTTGTAGAAGAGTACCATACCGCCATAATTGGGTCCTCGCTTGTACCTAATATTGTTGTAGGGTTTATTGCTCCAGGTCTTATTTCATAATATTCAGGTGAAAAATTAACATTACCTATTTCAGAATTAATCGACATTAATTGAGCTAAATCACCATCAATTCTTTTTGATGGCCTGCTAAATAATTGGTCAATAGAATTATCTCCTAATGGAATAATATTCGCTAAAAACCCTTCGTCTGTAATTCTAGAAATAACAAATAAATTAACTAAATCTGAAGTATCTCCATAACTAGTTGAGTCAATATTTGGCATTATGTATCCTTTGGTTGATGGGTCAAAAGTTATTTCAGAATAGAAATAATCTTTCATACCTAAATTAACAATTGTCGTTGGGTATAATAAATTTAAATCATTAACTCCTCCAGGATTCCCAGTTCTTTTACCAACAAATTTATTTGATGAATCATTCCATGGACTACTTCTATAGTAGAAATTATTACTATCCATATTAAAGTACGCAACATCATCTGCAAAATCAGGATATTCAGGTTTGTTCTTACTATCGTAGTATGTATTAACTTGTAACGGGAATGCATATAACGAACCATTAATCCAATTGTTCATAAATGATTGAGATAAAACTCCTCGACATAATCCATAAAAGAACCTAAATCTAAAACCCCATTCTCCAAAATTTCCAAGGTCTTTAAATAAGTCCTTTAAAGGTCTTCTCATAAACATATAACAACCCCCTTCAACAGCATCCGCGGTTGTACATTGTTGATTAATAGTAAAGTTGTCTCCAAATCCTTGGTAACAATCTAACCCTACCATACTTTCACAATTAAAGCTTTCTAAAACTTTAATTGAATTTGGTAATCCTTCTAAATCGGGTGTTACTGTTTGAGCCCCTGTTGAGAATGCGTTAGACGTAATATCTTCCGAGTCAGTATTAATTAAATAAATGCTGAAATTATTATTTTGCTGTAATAATGCAGGATTATATGTAAATGAAGAGCCATCTAATCCGTCAGATGACGGTAGTCTATCAGTTCTTAAAACATTTAATGTGTCATTATTGATTAACATTAATGGGTTATTACTAAAAAATGTTTTTGTACTATAAAAATAGTTGAAAACTATATCGTAATTACTACTAATAAAACTACTTGAAGGGATAGTACACTTCATAATTGCACCTCCAGACAAATCTTCACTATTATCATACTTAATACTTGACGCATTTATATAATAAAACCCATTAGCAGATATTGATATAAGTTTTCGTGGAGACGAACCGCTTAATGTTGAACCTATTGGTAATGGACTTGTACTTGCATCTAATGAACCATAATATGCGGTATTTGTGGTGGTAAATCCTGTAAAAGATTGACCCGCAACTGCTGACGTTGTTGTGCCAGGTTTAAAAAAATACGACTGATAGAACATATCAGTTTGATTATACGATTGTACTGATATTGATGAGCTTGTAAGTTTTTGTATTGGTATATTAACTCTTGTTGACGCAGTTACCGTCCAATTTGTGTCAAATTCAGTTGTTCCAAATAAAGTACCTAAAGAATATTCGTTAACGTATTTTGGAGAATACGGGTCAACACCTCTTTGTAAAACTAAAATATATTGTTGATTTGCATCAGCAAAGTAGTTGAAAGCATTGAAACTGATTGGCGCTCCGTCAACATACCAAAGCCCACCAACAAATGGTTTCCATGGAATAGATACCATAGGAGTATTAAGAACGTTACCAAAAGATTGTGTTGTACCTGTATTCCATATTTTAGCGGCATCGGAAACTGTAATTGCGGTAATTACTTGGTAGTATTCCACATCTGCAGGAAATCTATAGTTAGTTTCTTCAGAACCGTAAGGTAAGTTATACCTAACAGGTGTTACTACGTTTGATAACTGTGTTGTCGCGTACGATACGTCAATAGTTGTTGCTCCACTACCGTTATAAGTTTCACCACTAATACCTGTAATAATACCATTAGCGGTTAATGCACTATAAAGGTAGTTAGTATCTGTGGTTCCCGTTAAATCAACAAAAGTTAACAAATCTCCAGCAGCAAATTGTTCTTGGCATAATACCGTTATGGTATTATCATAATGATATTTTCCTGCGTTTGAATCTTTTGCAAATGTTACTTTAATTTTATTTATATTTGAAAAATAACTATCTCTTTGATTAAAGATATTAATTCTTTCTCCAATAGGTAAGTCAAATGAGTTAACAAATCTAGGCCCTCCACTTGGAATATCTAGTTGTTGTGAAAAAGGTAATTTATATCTTGATGTATCAGCAATAACTGAAGTTAATGCAAGACCTGCAAATGACTGACTAAATAAAGTTGACCAAGTGTCTCCATTATCAGTATCTCCTGAAAAATAACTTGATGCCAATCCGTCATAATAACTATCAGGTGATGAAACATAACTCAATACTCCAGAACCAGTGTTGCTTTGTCCCGCATTTCTTGACGTTTTCAAATCCTGAGCACACTCACAAGCTTGACAATCAGGGTAAGTAATCATTGGTAATCTAATTGTATAATCTTTTTTATCACAACTAATACCTAACGAACGACAAATCCATCTAAATAGGTATACTTTAATAATTGGTATTCTTATACCGCAAATCCAACAAAGAGCTTGTATTACTAAGTTATAAAGATATATTAAAATATGTGCAATTGTTAATACAATTAAGGCAACAGGTTGTATTACAGTAAAGATTATTGAGAATAGGAAAAATAAAAAGTCAAAATTTCTAAACCCATCATTAACGGGAAATTTATTAACTGAATCTTCACAATCTTGGCTATCAATTTCTTTAATACCAATAAATTTACCAGGAGCAGGACCAAATATTCCTCCACCTTTTTTATATTGGTCAATTAATGAAGATACCGTATAAACTCTATTATATTGAAACTCATAAAAAGTATCCTCACAATCAATTATTTCGTTAAGTCTGTTAATTCTATTTTGTCCTGTAAAACCATTAGTATACCCACTCCAAGCCAGTCCAAAATAATAAGAACTTTGTTGTTGTTTACCTCTTGCGGTTGTAGGGAATGAGTATGTTGTCGGGTCTGAACCTGGTGTTGTCCATCCATACTCTTTAACATTTGGAACTAAATAATATGCTCGTCTTGTTTGTAACGTTAAATCATTTGGTTGTGTCCACTTAACTTTAAAACGGTATTTCCCTTTTGTTGGTATACCAATAGTTGGGTCATTAGATAAAACTTTTTCACCAAATTCATTAGTTATAAAATAATCTAAGTTCATTGGTAACTCTATTAACCATGTTCCATTTCCATCAATAACATTACCCGATTGTTCTAAGTCATATTGTTCTAATACAGGATTGCCATCACTATCTTGTTGTATGGTTTGTCTTAATGCTAATATTTGACCAGGAGCGGTAGTTAACCCACATAAGTTACCCATATCATCTCTTGGTCTACCATTCGCTCTTAATCGATAACTATCGGGAGCCGAAAACATCGACCCCATAAAAACTGACGTAGGTTGTATATCTACATTAGCGTCGTCTCTTAAGTCAAAGTCAACTCTGTTTACTGCAATTTGGCAAATGGTTGGGTCTCCCCATAATGGAGAAATTTCGGCTTGTTTAGTTAAACTAATAATTTGAGGTAATGAAGTTAAATCAGTTGATGACCTAAATTTACTACCCGCAACTTGAGCTTCTGTCGCAAGTCCCATTCTAATCAAGTCTTGAGGTGTTAGAGAAAAATCCCCAATATCTGATAGGTCAACATCCATCACTATAGTTTGTTCCCCTAACGGAACTCCCATAATCATGTAGTCACCACTTTCATTAGTTTTGGCTGTGAACTTATAGTAAGTATCGTAAATTTCAACTGCTGTTAACCCTGTTAAGGCATCCAATCTTGTTGGAAGGGTTCCTGTCGCTGCGTGTTTTGAATAAGATTTTTCGTAAGGTAATAAATTGTATCTGTAACCATCATCATTTTTATCTGTTGGTGATTTGTATGGATAGATGCTAGAAATGATAGGGTTCGATTCATCTACTGTCTTAATTGGGATGAATACAGATACTCTGGCGTTAGGAATACCAAATCCATTATTTGCCGTAATCCTACCAACTAATACACCATACTCCGAACAACTTCTTGTATAGATGTTGGATTGCTGTATTTTTAACGATAAGATTTCTAAAAACTCAAATTCTTGGTCTATTTGAACATTAATAGTTTTATTAACACCAAGTTCGGTTTTAATACGATATGATTCAGCCATGTATTACCTTTAATTTATAAATAGTTTATGTGTTATTTTTAAAGTACTAACACACTCTATTAAATTATAAACTAAACGATTTGAGAATAAACCTATTACGAGAAGGTAACTGATTGGAAGTTCTTAACTGAAACGGTGATATCTTTATTTGGATAACGAATTTGGTAAACCTGTGATGGTTGTGCAAATATTGTATCGTCAACAGGTGCAATTTCTTTTGTTTCAGGATTTGAATATTGCATTGAAGTTTCAGCAGATGAATATTGTCCACCAACATTATTATAAACGTTAAGTCCCGCAACAGTTAATACACCATTTTGATTTTGAACAATACTTCTAATCTCAGATAGATAAACATTTTGTCCAAGTTGTCTTACTTGTGGGTTAAAATATGCCGAAACTTTATCAACAACATCTGATATAATTTGACCAGAATTTTGAGCAGAATCTAAAACAATCTGAATATCAATACTAAGGTCAATAACCTCAGCCGTTAAGATTGAAATGTAATCGTTTATCATTCTATAGTTAGATAAGTATGTTGCAACGTTCTGTCTTAAAGTGTCAGACACAATGTTTGTTAACTTACCCGAAGTATCATAAGATAATAATTGGATTAAAATTTTGTTGTTGTTTTCAGTGATGGAAACCTTTGCAGGTGCCCCAAACTCTGATGGCATGTTTCTAATGATTGCCTCATAATCTTGTACAGTAACCGCTCTTTTTTGAGCTGCGAAATTAAACGAAACATAGTTTCTAATTTCTTCTAATGAAGGTAATCCCGCCCCACCAATAGCGGCAGTCACGTTATTACATCTTAATGAGTTAACAACGGCCGAGTTAGTTAATTCTGAAGGACCGTTAACGTAGAATGAAACAGTACCAATTTGGTTAATAACGTTTGTACCTAAATTTGTCGCTAAACCTCCCCCAACTCTATATTGAACAAATAATGTTGAATTAGGAGTTAATGCTGAACCTAACGAAAAGTTGTTAGAGTATCTTTGTAGGTCTAATGTTGTTCCTAAAGTTGTAAATTGATTTAACGCATCTTGAGCGGTATTAGTACCGCCACCAAAAGTTAATTTTTTAAATCCTTCAGGAGTATACTCACTAATAAATCTATTTTGTGTTTGGATATATCTTCCAACTTTAATACCTGGCTGGTCTGAAACTTTTGTAGGGTCTTCAACAAATACTCTATCTTCAGCTAATGCATCTACTTGGTACCATTTGTTTGGTACCCCTAAAAATTCTGCCGCGGTTGGTAAGTTGGTATATTCTGTTCCGTCTTTCAACAAAACACTTGTAATACCTAACACATTCTTTTCAGGTAAAAATAACTCAAAGAAAGGTTTAACATCGTTTGGTCCAATAACTCTCTTGAATACTTTAGTTATACCATTAACAACAAGTTCTCTTTTTGTAATCGTATAGTTAATTAAAACGTTATTAGCGTTGAAGTTAGGTATCTTTAATCTATTTGGAAATCCTTGGGCGTTATATGGTGACGTAAAATCAATATCATAAATGTTTTCAAAAACAATTCCAGCACCTGTTACTTGGGACCCTCTTGTTAGGGTTCCTAAGTATCTTTCGTCTTCTTTGTCTCCAAAAGCTGGTACTGTGATTGAAAAATCAACTAAAGCAACTGAAGGTCTTTGACCTGGCAATTTTAAACCATAAGTTCTTGCAATGTTATAAATTGAAGACCTTTGTTGAGCGTATTGAAGGACCGTCTCTTGAATACTTCTATCAATGTGATAGTGTAAGTTATCTGCAACCGCAGCATTTAAATCTAAGAATACTGAGAATACGGAAGCATCATTAAAATCCTGTATTAGTTCAGGGTAATATGTTCTTACATAATTTAATAACTCAGTTCTTATTCCTTGATAGTCTCTGGTTGTGTATGATATTTTACGATTTGCCATTTATATTAAATATTGATAATAACAAAATCACTCTGCGAATAAGTGTTTTTATCTGTTGAGTAGTCTATTTTAACCTTTGCTGTGTAATCCGAAGTTCCTTTTCCTGGAAATCTATATATTGGAGATTCACTTGTTCCCGCTAAATTTTGACCTGTTGCAATGTCAACTTCCTCTTGTGGGTCAGCAGGAGTGATTGTTATATTATTCAACAATAGATTAGGCATAAAAGTTCCTACCGCATCTCTTATGTCAGATTCGATTGCGTCGAATGTAAGTCCGTCAAACGGTTCAAATACAAATTCGTATAATCTTGTTCCAAAAGTAGGTAGAAAATATCTTGAACCCTTTCTTGTTAACAAAAGATGAATCAAATCCGCTTTAATTTCCTGTGCCTCAAATTGAGTAAGTTGCAAATAATCTCCCCTACTAGAATCTCTAAAAGGAAAATTAATACCATATGTTGTACCTTCAGCCATAACTATAAATATAATGTCCTGATTTTTCCTTATAAATAGATTAAAATAAATAATCCCGATGTTAGTCGGGATTATTTATTGTATTAAGATGAACAACCGAAACACTCGATTTCGATTCCTTCTGGTTTTGGTGGTAAGTTCATATCACTATAATCCACTTTAGGAACCTCAACCATAGGTTTTGATTTCTGTATTTTTGATACATCAACCGCTAAGTGTTTAGCTCCTGTTGAAATTGCTTTAGTTCTAACATAGTAACATAAAGTCTTTAATCCTTTCTCCCATGAGTGGAAGTGTGATGAAGTAATTTTAGACAATGTTGGATTACTCATATAAATGTTCATTGATTGTGATTGGTCAATAAACGGAGCTCTGTCCGCCGCCATGTCAATCAATTCTCTTTGAGAGATTTCCCAAATTGTTTTATATTTTGGAATCAAGTGTTCAATTCTCTTAACTTTTTTATTGTAGTTTCTGTCTTCAGGGTCAAGGTATTGGTTAAAGTTAATGTTTTGGATAGAACCTTCATTCATGATTATTTCGTTTTTCAAGTCTTCACACCATACCCCAATTTTCTCGAAGTCGTTAATTAAGTACTTGTTTACAATCATGATTTCACCTCCAACAACTCTTCTGTTAAATAATGCAGAGTGAGCTGGTTCTGTCATTTCAAATGAACCTGTGATTTTAGCTGAAGATGCAACTGGCATCTGAGCCGTAAATAAAGAGTTACACACTCCGTATTCTTTAACGTCTTTTTTCAAGGTCTCCCAATCTAAAAATAATTCAGATTCGTTTAATCCCCACATATCAAATTGGAATACTCCTTTTGACATTGGTGACCCTTTAAAGAATTTGTATGGTTCTCTAACACCTCTCTTACACAAGTCATTACTTTCAGTAATAGCCGCGAAGTAGATAGCTTCGAATATGTTTTTATTTAAAACTTTAGCCTCTTCAGATGTGAAGATGTAATCCATCAAATAGAATACGTCAGCAAGTCCTTGAGTTCCGATAGCAATCGCTCTTTGTTCAAGTCCTCCTTTTAAACCTTTTTCAGTTGAGTAGTTATTCTTGTCGATTACATTGTTCAACGCTCTTACCGCTCTTCTAACTTCTTCAATCAATAACTTATAATCAAACTTACCATCAACGATAAAATTTTTCAATACGATAGAAGATAACGTACAGATTGCAGTTGTCTCTTCATCAGTGTATTGGTAAATCTCGTTACACAAGTTTGATTGTTTAATCACACCGATATTTTGGTGGTTAGTTTTCTTGTTAGCACTATCTTTAGCACATAAATAAGGAACACCAGTCTCAACTTGAGATTCAATAATTTTAGACCAAATGTCTTGCGCCTTCACTTTTCTACCAATACCAACGTTAATCGCCTTTTGATAGTTTTCTTCGTATTCATCACCATAACATTCTTGTAATGGTTTGATACCCGCTTTAATAATTTCATTAGGACAGAATAAGTACCAATCTTCATTGTTCTTAACCGCTCTCATAAAGTTATCAGGAATCCATAATGCGGTGAATAAATCTCTCGCTCTCAATTCCTCAGCACCTGTGTTCTTTTTAATTTCTAACAAGTCCATGATATCTCTGTGCCATGGTTCTAAATAGATAGCCGCACTTCCAGGTCTTCTTCCTTGTTGGTTAAAGAATCTTAATGACTCGTTAACAATTTTTAAGTATTTCAACAATCCACCTGCAAATCCACCTGATGATTTAATACGACTTTCTTTACTACGGATGTTAGACATTGATAGTCCAATTCCCGCAGCGTCTGAAGAATACGTTGAGATATCATTCAAGGTTTTCAATAGACCTTCTCTCGAGTCAGAGTTGTTGTAATGTAACACACAAGAAGCTAATTGAGGTACTCTTGTACCCGCATTAATCATAATAGGTGTTGCCTTTGATATACGTTGGTTTGATA